AATTTTATGAAAAACTTAATGTAAATTTACAACTTGTGTCTAGAGTATATTTTATAAGTAAATATCAAGATGGGGGTAAAACAAGAAAGAACAGAACAAAAACTAAAAGGATGAGGAAAAAACACAGAAAAACATCAACCTTTGGGAAAGGTTGAGCCAAAACTTCAACTTTACCTTTAGAAAAGGTAAAACCAAAACATCAACCTTTGAGAAAGGTTGAGCCAAAGATTTTGCACCACTTTTTTGAAAAGTGGTGTTGAGCCAAAGCAACTTTTCAAAAAATATAATAATAAAAAATTGAATTATTATTATAATAATCTATATTCAAACAAATATCAAAAATGAAACAACCAGAACCTGTATACAAATTATTAGATTGGATAGATATAAATAAACTTGATTGGTATAGATTATCGGAAAGTTTAAATCCAAATGTTATTTCTTTGTTGGAAAAATATCCTGAAAAAATTTATTGGTTTAAATTATCGCAAAATCCAAATGCTATTGCTTTGTTGGAAAAATATCCTGAAAAAATTCATTGGGGGTATTTGTCACAAAATACAAACCCAAATGCTATGCATTTATTAGAAAAAAATTTAGATAAATTAGATGGTTATTGTTGGGAAATGTTGTCAAAAAATCTAAATGCTACTGCTTTATTGGAAAAAAATCTAGATAAATTAGATAGAACATGCTGGTCTTGGTTATCGGAAAATCCAAATGCTATGCATATATTAGAAAAAAATCCACATAAAATTGATTGGTTTCATTTATCAAAAAACTCAAATCCATATGCCCTTCATTTATTAGAAAAAAATCAAGACAAAATTAGTTGGTTTTGGTTATCAAAAAATCCAAATGCTATGCATATTTTAGAAAAAAATCAAGATAAATTAGATAGAAGTTCTTGGTCTTCTATATCAGATAATCCATCTATGTTTGAAATTGATTATAAAACGATGACAAAACTAATGGTTGATACCTTTCGTGAGGATTTAATGAAGGCTGTCTTTCATCCAAAACGTATTTCGGCATGGTTAGATGCTGGATTTGAAGATTTTTAGCATAACAACCTTTTCAACCTTTTCAACCTTTTCAACCTTTGAGAAAGGTTGAGCCAAATCTACTTTTGAGAAAAGTAGAGCAAAAGGGTTTGGCTCCACCTTTTCTAAAGGTGGAAATTATCTCCCAGTCCAAACCTTAATAATCCCTTTTGGCAGTTTTTTTTTTACCATTAAATCGTACTTGTATTTTTCGTAACTATAATCAAATCCACTATTGTATTGGTGAATATTACCGAAAAGCGACTTTTGTTTTTTTGTTATTACCGACTCCAAATTGAAAATTATCCCAAAAATACGCTCTAAACAGCATCTATCTGGTCTGGACCTTACTTTTTCTAGTAATGTAAACAAGTTGTATTTATTTGCTATTTTTACTAAAAAATCATGATTTATATAACTTTGTACGCCAAAACATCCAGCCCATTCATGTTTTCTTCCAAGTACAACTAAACCATTCAATGACAAGTTAGTTTGTATGGAATAAGTATTTCTCATTCTTGAAATTAAATGCAACGAATTTTGTATATTCTCCATGTCTTGTTTGAAATGCCATAGCGGTAGAACATCAATACCTCTTAACCTGTCAAAATTTATTTTTTGATGAATAAAAATACTATCATGAATAATAATAGCATTTTCAAAAAATTTATTTTTATAAAAATAGTAATAAGCTAATAGTTCTCCACGACCTTTAAATTCGGATTGAATTACCTCCACATTTTGGTATTCATAGTCGCCCTTCACAAAAGTATAATTACTATTATCATCAATAACTACAATTTTGGTGTCAGGATAAAGTCTTCTAATGCATCGTATACACTGGTTCCAATAGTTATTTGTAGTGGCAGAATTAACATGCCTTGTCATTATAAATCCAAAGTTACTCATTTATAAGTTTGTGTATTATTAGTTATTATAGTATACTAAAAAAATTTAGCATAAAATCGGTATTTTATCAATGTTAATATCAATATCATTTTCATTTATGTTTGTGTTTGTGTTCTGAACACTAAACTGATTAAACTCAGGTCTTTCTAACTGAGACTGCGGACTATGATTATGTACATGTCTAGCAATCATCTTATATAGTTTAAAATCAGGGTAGCGTTCATCACCATTATTTTTATATAGTAAATTAATACCTTTATCGTCTAAACACCATTCAACAATGATTTTCTTTACCGGATCAGTTATTTTTGTGATATCTTTAATTTCATCTAAATCCTCTACTAAGTAATCAAAAATAGAGCACGCTAAACGTGATAAATCAAAACTAAAGTTGGGTTCTAGTCGCGGTTTTTTATCATCAAAATAAGGCTCAGTGTTATACTGAGATGCAGCATCATTACCTGCTTGAAAACTATCACTACAAAACAAATTTCCTTGAAATTTATAAATACTTCTTCCAAAGTCAATGATTTTAAAAAGTCTCCCGAATGTGGGTACTTTGTAAACTGTTTTATTGTAGCAATAAGTAATAAATTTTTTGGATGTTTCATTGTACATAATATTATTTGTATGTAAATCGTTGTGAGTAAATGAGAACGACTTTTGATACGTAATTAAAATCATGATAATTTGCATTAATGCGGACAACCATTCATCGTTGTCTATTTCGTTCTTAAAAATCAGTTCATCGAATGTTCTCTCACAATTTTCCATGCAAATCAATTGTACAGGAAATTTGCTGATTGTAGCATTGATTTCTTCTTCTTCGACCGATGAAAGGTCGTCTTCGCTGTCAAAACTCTCATATTCGCTTCCACTTTCACTGCCGCTTCCAACTTCATTATCGCTTGCACATTCATCGTCGTCTTTGCCATCATCGTATTTACTGTCATATTCAGAACTATTATTGACATCATCATTACTTAATTCGCTATTTGTATAAGAAATTCTTGATGAACATGTAGAAGTGGTTTTTAGTGTAGTGATTTTTGTATCATTATCAAAATGATTGTGTCTATTTTCATGTTCGTAGTCGTTTTCGTGTTCGGCTTCATTTTCGAGTTTAAAGTCTGAAATATCGGAAGCATCAATGTTGTCAATATCATAAGTACGGTCTGACTGTTCATCTTTTCTCTCTATACCATTTGTTTCAACAAATAAATTATCATATATTTCATTGTTTATCGAATTAATAGTTAGTTCGGATTTCGCAGAAGAATTGTAATTGATTTTAATACTCTTTAATTTTTGCTTTTCATTTTTGAATAAATGGGTATAGTCATCAATTTTAAAAAGAACGTTTTTGTTTTTATTGAAAAAATCAGAGTTACTCAAGTACTCTAAATCATCAAAAATGTTTAAAACATAGTTATTTTTAATACCCATAAAAGATCCATAATAGTCAAGACCATGATTAAATTTAAAGTCATTCTTCAATATGGATGTTAGATAGACAAAAAAACCGTCAACATATGCTGAGTTATTTGTGTCTAATAGTTTATCATGACAAGATAGGTTGGATAAATTCAAAGAAGGTAATGTGCATAATTTTTCATCTGTTACGTTGTTGTATTTACCAACTAAAAATTTAAAAGGGTCTAATAATGGAGCTAATTTAATAAAAATATTTTTGTCTTTTACTTTATCATTTTTAATGTTTTTTATTCTACACTGAAATAAATTTTTTGAAGGGTCTACTTTACTTTTTATATTATGCAAATAATGGTTATGGTTCAAGTTGATATTGTTGAAGTTTGTTTCATTTAATGAGAAAAATCGGTTGTAAATTGGAATATAATTTTGGGGTTTAGAGAGAAAAAGGATTTCTGGTTTCTCTAAATTTTTAAAAAGCTCTGAATTTTTTCTTTTTTGATAAAATACAGAAGGGTTGATAGAAATAGTGGCTGACATATTATTAGGTAATTAATATATTAAATAATATAGTTTTTTAACTTATTTATTCCACCTTTAGAAAAGGTGGAGCCAAACATTCAACATTTGGGAAAGGTTGGTCCAAACAACTTTTAGAAAAAGTGATAAAGGTTAAATCAAAAGAGTTTGGCTCCACCTTTCCTAAAGGTGGATTCGTAAAACAGAAAAAAATAAAATTTATAAAGTAAATAACAATGACTTTAGAATTAAAAAAATTTGACATGAAAAGTATTAGTTTCAAATCCAATGAATCGAAAGGCCCAGTTATCGTGTTAATTGGTAAGCGTGACACTGGTAAAAGTTTTTTGGTAAGAGATCTTCTTTATTATCATCAAGATATACCAATTGGAACAGTTATTTCAGGAACAGAAGAAGGTAACGGGTTCTACGGAAAAATGGTCCCGCGATTATTTATCCACAATGAGTACAATACAGCTATTATTGAGAATATACTAAAAAGACAACGAAATGTTTTGAAACAAATCAAAAAAGAAATGGAAACATATAAAAGAACAACCATCGACCCACGTGCTTTTGTTATTTTAGATGATTGTTTATATGATAATACATGGGCGCGAGATAAAATGATGCGGCTTCTTTTTATGAACGGCAGACATTGGAAAATAATGTTAATCATCACTATGCAATATCCACTAGGTATACCTCCTACACTTCGTACAAATATTGACTATGTATTCATATTAAGAGAGAACTATATTGCAAACAGAAGACGTATTTACGATAATTATGCGGGTATGTTTCCAACATTTGAATCATTTTGCCAAGTTATGGACCAATGTACCGAAAATTACGAATGTTTGGTAATTAATAATAATGTTAAATCAAATAAATTACAAGACCAAGTATTTTGGTATAAAGCTGAAAATCACAATGATTTCCGATTAGGATCAAAAGAATTCTGGGAATTATCTAAAAATTATAATTCCGATGAAGAAGAAGGCGAAAAATATGATCCGAACGCAAATAAAAAGCGAGGAAATGGTCAAAAAATTAGTGTCAAAAAAACAAAATGGTAACTATCAACCTTTTCCACCTTTAGAAAAGGTGGAGCCAAAACAACTTTTAGAAAAAGTTGTGCAAAATCTGTAACATTTTCCAAACAACTTTTCAAAAAAATTGTGCAAAATATTTAATTTTATTTTCATTATAAAATTAAACTAACAGTACTTTTCAAAAAGTGGTACAAATCTACTTTTGAGAAAAGTAGAGCAAAACCTTTTGCACAACTTTTTTGAAAAGTTGTTTTGGCTCAACCTTTTAAAGGTTGATTTATAAAAGTTGTTTTGGCCCAACCTTTCACAAAGGTTGGTTTTTAAAGGTTAAACCAAAGGGTTTGGCTCAACCTTTTTTAAAGGTTGGGCAAATGGACCACTTATCAACTCACTCTGACCATAGTCAGTCTTCCCCATAACAACATCATCGCCTTCAAATAGTTCAGCGCGAATGTCAGCAACAGAAATTTCCTTTTCATTATCATTATCATTATTTGTAAATGACAATTCTTTTGTACTTGCATTATTAATACCAACAAGATTACCTTCTTCATCGATATTTTGAGTTAAAATATTACCAGTCTTTTCGGCCTTTTTGATGTTTTCTTCTATGGCTTTTTGTTTGCTTTCTTTTACTCTTTGTTCGAAACTTTGCTGTGCATTGGCCTCATTCTTTTTCTTCTCGTGCATGAGTTGGTTCAACTCTTCTTCCATGTACTCAACACGCCCAGTTTTATATGCTTCTGGGTCCCATGGCATCCATAAGCCAACTGGACCTACAAAAACATCGTGATTTGGATCAACCTCTCGCAACATCTTGCATCTGATTTCAGCCTCTTCTACTGTAGGATAAACACCACGGATTTTAATACCTCTTGTACTTGTTTGGAAGTTATGATTAATGCCAAATAATTTATCCAACTCTTCTTCATTGTTGTCTAAAAATGTTTTATAGTCGTCCTCTAAAGATGATGCTGCAATCAAGTTATTCTTTTCTTCTTTTACAAAATCCTTAAAGTCATTAGAAAGGTTATCGAATGATAAGTGATATTTATATGAAACATAATTTAGGAACTGTACGAATTTTTCCATGGATTTATTAAAATCCCATTTCTTTAGGAATTCTTCAAAGTAAAACAGTTCTTTTTGTTTGATAATTTTTTCTGGTGATACAAATGAAATACATGTGAATTTTTGATTTGCAATAGGTTTATCTTCTTCTAGCAAGTCAACATACTTACTGTTTGGCATATTGTTAGTGTCCAATTTTCTCTCAAAGTTGGTTGGTTTTGTTGGTTTGGATGACTTTTCTTTCGAATTTTTACTCATTTAATTATTAATATTTAACTAAACTTTAAGTTTTTTTTTAATAATACAATAATTTTTTTCTTATTATTTAATATAATGAACGGATCAATTAACATAGGCGAATTAGTTAAAAGAATTATTAAATATTTAGTAGAAGGTTTGATGGTTGCTATTGCTGCTTTTGCAATTCCAAAACGTTCTTTAGATATTGAGGAAATTATTTTAATCGCTCTTACCGCAGCTGCAACATTTAGTATTTTAGATACTTACATTCCAAGTATGGGTGTAACAGCACGCTCAGGCGCAGGATTTGGTATAGGTGCTAATTTGGTAAAATTCCCAGGTGGGTTTTAAAATCCACCTTTTCCACCTTTAGGAAAGGTGGAGCCAAAACCATAAACCTTTAGAAAAGGTGGAGCCAAAACAACTTTTAGAAATCAACCTTTAAAAAAGGTTTTATACCACTTTTCAAAAAAGTGGTACAAAATGCGTAAAAATTAGAAAGGTGAAAAAAATTTCTTTAGAATAAGTATAAATGTCTGATTTAACCAAGTCAAGCAAAAAACTTGTTCGTGAACTGTATACTTATACTTTCGATGAACTTTCACTTACTGAGTCGAGTATAGGAAGTACCGCAGAAATGTCGAATTTAATGTTAAGGATATATGATAAAGATGTTAAAGATGTAGGTTATATAATGTATGGTGCTTTTATTAGATCTCTATATGAAGATGATTTGTTGTATGAAAATAACATTGTTGCGCTTTATTTAAACAGTAATAAAGATATAATTTCTTTTACTTATGCTAATGTTACTAAATTAGCCAATGGTAAATCTCCAGATAATACAGAAATATCAACGAAAGCAACTTATGCTAGTGGTAAATATCAAGGAAAAGATGTTAATGTGAGAGTTAAATTTTTAAAAGATAGTAAGAGAGAAATTATTATAACATACAAAGCATAAACATCAACCTTTAGAAAATGTTGAACCAAACCTTCAACCTTTGAGAAAGGTTGAGCCAAACCTTCAACCTTTGGGAAAGGTTAAGTTGCACAAAATCGCGTAAAAAACCAAATAATAAAAAATTTAGGAAATAATTTTTTCTTTTATATAAGTATAAATGTCTGATTTAACCAAGTCAAGCAAAAAACACGTTCGCGAAGTATATACTTATACTTTCGTGGAACACGAAGTCTCTTCTATAAGTGCAGGAAGTAATGCTATTGTGAGCAACGAACTATACAATTTATATGAAAACGATGTAATGGTAGGACGCATTATGTACACCAGTGGTGGTAGAGAATATATAAGTGATAACGTGAATTATGAGAACGTTCAAGGTGTATTATTTTTAAATAATAATAAAGATATACTTAATTTTAATTTTGGTATTACAACTGCTCTTGGTACAAGCGAAGGTTTTTTCAAGTCAGAAATAGTACCAACGAAAGCAACTTATGCTACTGGCAAATATCAAGGTAAAGATGTTACTGTGAGAGTTAAATTTTTAAAAGATAGTAAGAGAGAAGTCATAATAACATACAAAGAATAAGTTCATAGTACACATATAATGTTTAACTTTATACTGATTATATAAAGTTAAAAAGTTTTGGCTCCACCTTTCTTAAAGGTGGATTTAGATGGTAGGTATAAATTCCCAGTCCAATTCCCCGCATATTTTTTTCCAAATATTATCCTGTTCAACGCGTTTTTCTTTATCTTTTAACATCGGAAAATGCTGTAAATATTGTGTTTCACCTAATAATTCACAAAGTTTATATGCAGTATAATAATAATTCAAAAAATTTACGCGGTCGTCAGGACAAAACTTGGAATAAGGCGACTGTAACTCAACAAATAAATTGCAAAGTGTTTCCTCTAATTCTGCGTTCATAATCGGAGGCTTTATTCCTAATTTGTCTTTAATAAAAGGTATGTGTTCATAATATTTATTATAACCCAATTTTTTTAGAATTTCCTTGGTTTTCAAATTAGTAATTTCACTAATATTTATTCTCTCCTTTTTAATCTGTAATTTAATATTTTCAATCACGTCGCCAGGTATTTGTGTAGTTTCTTTTCCTTGAAACTGAGCCAAAATTTCTTTAAAATGATTAATTCTTTTATATGCATAAAAACATACTTCTTTAGGAGGTTCTTTGTATGAAGGTTTTTCATTTTCTATTAAATAAGGAATATTATGATTGCAAGAATTGCACATTAGTATTCCTTCGTCTTCTAATGGTACTAATTCGCCTTTATTACAATATTTGCAAATATCTGTTTGATATACATAAGAGTTAATATCTAAAAATAAATCATCAATATTCGACAAGTATTTCTTAACTATATTATTGTTATTACATAATTCATTTGTGTAATTTTGTTCAGTTGTATCTTTAATTTTAAAAAAACTATTTAAAATACTACTTTTGTTTTTAGAATTATTATCATTCACATTGTTATTTGCATTGTCATCTACGTGAGAGTTTGAAATATTTTTTTTATTTTCAAAGTACTCAAAAATATACTTTGAATTATCCAAAAAATATTCCTTTTTCTTATTTTTTAATTCATTAATTTTACTATTAATTTCTTTTAGATTATCAATTAGTTCAAGTTTTTTTTCAACGTTATTTTGTTGATCTTTTAGTAAATTTTTTATTTTCATTCTTTCATTTTGTAATTCGGGTATTCTATTGTGTTCATCTTTTGCAAATTCGTTAATAAATTCTTTGTGCTTACTATCTAATGTGACGGCATTTTTTTTATTGTACTTAATTTTTTTGATTGTTTTAGGTTTAAATGAAGGCATTTGTAAAGGATTGAATTTCTTTAAATTAAAGCATACTATTTATTTAATTTAAAATTATATTAAAACATATTAATTAGAATATAAAAATAAAATTAAAATTTTGCAAGTTTAAACTATCTAATAGTTTTCTTTAAAATAATTAATGGATTTAACAATTAATATAGAAGAATATTTAGAAAATAATAAAATTACAATAAATCCCATAACATTCCAAAAAATGAATTTACTTTATAATGCTTTAAACGATGGATGGAGCATAAAAAAAAAAGAAAACTCGTATATATTTACAAAGAAACATGAAAATAAAAAAGAAATAATAGAGGACACTTATTTGTTAAAATTTATGAAAACTAACCTTGATATGGGTAAGGTTGTTGATAAGTAAGTTATAATTATAATAAATTAACTATATTTTATTATTGAATTAATTAATTAATTAATTAAAAAACCTAAAATTTTTTTCTTTAGCAATTGTATAAAAAATGGGAGGTGGATTAATGCAACTGGTCGCCTATGGCGCACAAGACGTTTACCTTACTGGTAATCCTCAAATTACTTTTTGGAAAGTAACCTATCGTAGATACACCAACTTTGCTATTGAATCAATTGAGCAAACTTTCAACGGTCAAGCCGATTTCGGTCGTCGCGTCCAATGTACCATTAGTAGAAATGGTGATTTAGCTTACAGAACTTATCTTCAAGTAACAGTTCCTGAAATTAACCAACTTATGGGTCTTGGTGCCTTTGTCCTTGGACAAGGCCAAGGTGTTTATGCCCGTTGGTTAGATTTCCCTGGTGAGCAACTTGTTGCTCAGGTTGAAGTTGAAATTGGTGGTCAAAGAATTGACCGTCAATACGGTGATTGGATGCACATCTGGAATCAACTTACTATGACCTCTGAACAACTTGTTGGTTATTTCAAGATGATTGGTAACGTCACTCAACTTACTTTTATTACTGATCCTTCTTTCGCTGAAGTTGATGGTCCTTGTGACTCTTTAGCACCACGTCAAGTTTGTGCTCCAAGAAACGCTCTTCCTGAAACTACTCTATATGTTCCACTTCAATTTTGGTTCTGTACCAACCCTGGTTTAGCTCTTCCTTTAATCGCTCTTCAATACCACGAAGTCAAGATTAACCTTGATATTCGTCCTATTGATGAGTGTTTATGGGCTGTTACTACTCTATCATGTAACGACAACTCTGTTCCTGCATCAATTAATGGTGTTTCAAACCCTGCTTATGCACAAAACCAATACACTCCAGGCCGTCCAGTCCCAGCTACTATTGCTTACAATCAATCTTTAGTCGCTGCATCACTTTATGTTGATTACGTTTTCCTTGATACTGATGAACGTAGAAGAATGGCACAAAACCCTCATGAATACTTAATCACTCAGCTACAATTCACTGGTGATGAATCCGTTGGTTCATCTTCCAACAAGATTAAGCTTAACTTCAATCACCCTGTTAAGGAATTAATCTGGGTTGTCCAACCTGATCAAAACGTCGATTACTGTTCATCCCTTGTTTGTGATGCTCTTCTTTTCAAGGTTCTAGGTGCCCAACCATTCAACTACACTGATGCAATTGATGCTCTACCAAATGCCATCCATGCTTTCGGTGGTCCACATGCTGTTAGTCGTGACTCTCGTGCCTACATTGATGTTCGTGGTCTATTCCAAGACGCTGGTGCTGAAGATGCTTACTTCCCAGATGGTTTTACTGGATATTGGAACGGTCCTAATGATCCTTACAATGAACCAAATTTAGGTGGTCCAGCTATTAAATACCCACCTGGTGTCACTCAAGACATCCTAAACACATATGGTGCTTACGTTGAAAACGGAAACCACTACGGTAATGACTCAACTGTATCTGATGCAGGTACTTTCGTTCTTACTGAGACTTCCCTTGATATGCATTGTTGGGGCCAAAATCCAGTTGTTACTGCCAAGTTACAACTTAACGGCCAAGATCGTTTCTCTGAGCGTGAAGGATCTTACTTCTCATGGGTCCAACCATACCAATCACACACCAGAAACCCTGATGAAGGTATTAACGTTTACTCATTTGCCTTGAGACCTGAAGAGCATCAACCAAGTGGCACATGTAACTTCTCAAGAATTGATAATGCCACTTTACAACTAGTCCTTTCCAACGCCACTGTTGAAGGTACTAAGACTGCCAAGGTAAGAGTTTATGCTACCAACTATAACGTTTTAAGGATAATGTCTGGAATGGGTGGTCTTGCATACTCAAATTAAAAATATTGTTACGATATATCGTGTCATTATATTTCCATTATTTTCATAATATTTAATAATTAATCATTGCATTTTAATTATTAAAGCAAAAAACAATATAGAGATAATATATAAATTACATATATAAAATGAGCGTAGATATTGTCAATCTAATTGAAAGTAATCCAATTACTAAACTGTCAGGTAATTACCAGTCAAAATTGATTGAAAAGGTTCAAAATACCTTCAATAATTATGAACAACAACTATTTTTGTCTAGTTTTTATTGTTACTTAAAGTATGATACAAAAAAAGATTTTGTAATTGATTTAGATAATGTATGGCAATGGTTAGGTTTTAGTCAAAAAGTAAATGCAAAAATGTTGCTTGAAAAAAATTTTACTATAGATATTGACTATAAAAAATCGCTTTTGTTACAACAAAAGCAAAGCAACCATAGCAAAGGTGGTCACAACAAAGAAACGTTTATGTTAAATATTGACACATTCAAAAAAATTTGTCTAAAAGCAGGAACGAAAAAAGCCGATGAAATACATGAATATTTCATTAAATTAGAAAATATTATGCTTGAAATTACAAAGGAAGAAGGCGAAGAATTAAAAAAACAATTATCGCAAATAGAAGATGTCAAAAATAAAGAAATGGAAGAAAAATTAATAAAACAAAGAGAGATGATTTTATTAAACGAATATGCTCATTCAGGTTCATTAATTTACATTATAAAAGTAAAAACATTTTCTAACGGCGAATATGTTATTAAAATTGGACATAGCACAAAAGGAATACATACTAGGTATACTGAACACAAAGGAAATTATGATGAATGTTTACTACTAAATTGTTTTTCTGTAGATAAAAGTAAAGATTTTGAGAGTTTCATACATAGTCATGAAAATATTAGATTAAACAAAGTGAACAATTTATTGGGACATGAAAAAGAAAATGAACTGTTTTTGATAGGTAAAAAATTAACATATCAAATGGTTTTACATATTATTGAAAATAATATAAAAAAATTCAATTTGTGTGTTTATGAATTATTAAAAGAAAATGAAATTTTGAAAATGGAACTATTACAAAGCAATCAAAGTGATAATACAAATAATAATTTACATATTAATAAAAGTAATCAATTACTTGAAGAATTAACCAAAACAGTCAAACAATTGTCCAGTAAGATTGATAATCTAGAAAAAATTAACAAAGACTTATTAGAAAAAATAAATTCAATGCAAACAAAAGTATCCACAGGGTTCAATGAACCATTAGTTACACTCGGACCAAGACTACAAAAAATTAATCCTGAAACATTGGATATTGTTAAGGTATATGAAAGTGTTAGTGAAGCAATGAAAGAAAATGCTCAAATCAAACGACCTAGTATCAATAAAGCAATTTCTGAAAATACTATTTATTGCGGATTTAGATGGCTTTTTGTAGAGAGAAATTTAGACCCTAATATTATAACACATATTGAACCTACAAAACAAACAAAAATACAAAATTTAGGCTACATTGCCAAATTGAATGCAGACAAAAATGAAATTCTAAACGTTTATTTAGATAGAAAAACTGCTGCGAACTTAAATGGGTATTCATCTTCATACGCTTTAGACGTATCAGTCAAGAAATACACAATATCAAATGGACATTTTTATAAATTATATGAATATTGTAATGAAGAATTGGTGAATAATTTTGAAATAAAATACGGAACTCCTATTTTGTACAAAAATGGAATTGGTCAATATGATTTAGAAAGTAATCTTGTAAAAGAATTTACATGTAAATACGATTGTATAAAAATTCTTTCTATAAGCGATAAAACATTAACAAAAGCATTGGAAAAAAATTTACCATATAACGGACATTTTTTCAAAGAACTTGGAAGTAAATTATCTATATTATAATTTCGAATTTCATCTACCACCCAACTCATATTTATCATTT